GGCCGACGAGCAATGCAGGAGCGGTCGTTGTTGTAACTGAAGGCGCTGTCGCAGTTTGGCTAACGCTGCCCGCAACGTCGACAGCAGTTCCGCCGCTTACGGAGATCATCGCTGCTTGAAGAGTTCCGCTATTCCAGTTAGCCCCGCCTGACCATACGAAAGAGTCCGAGCCGGTAGCGACGCGCGTATAGGTTCGCCACGGGAGGTGGGGGTAGTTGCCGTCGTCGCCGGTTCCTCGCTGAGTCCAACCTGCCGGTGCGGTTCCAACTACGCCCGACTTTGAATCCATCGTGAAGAACATCTGCACGATAAGAACGTCCCCTACGGCGGTGCCGGTCGGTGCGGTGAGAGTAAAGCCACCGCCGCCTGCGATCGTCGTCGTGCTTGAGGCCGCACGGAACGCCGGACCACTAGCGCCACCTGCTGCCGGTTTGTATGAGATGCGCTGGCGACGGCGAAGGCCGCCCACTAGCGAGATCATGCGCCTTGTGTAAGCACGTTGGCCGAGACAGTTCCCGACGCAGTAATGGCGAAGATTGATTCGCCACCATCAAGCGTGAGAGCGATGGTCGCAGCGGCTGCCAAGGGGAAACCTGCAGCGGCGGTGACGGCACTGCCGCCAAGAAAGATCGACGAGGCGCCGGCGTTGTAGATCACGACAGACTCGCCAGCAATGCCGTCGGCATCGGGAGAATTGAGCTGCGTGGCTGATGTGGTGACAGAGACGACTGCGGATTTGATTGCCATGGTGATCTCCTGAGATCAGTGGATGGTTTGTGTGAACTTGGTGAGGCTGACGCCTTCGTAGCGGCGGCAGAGATAATCAAGGCTGACGAACATTGGGTCGTAGCTGCCCTCTTCGACCTGGTGCTTGACGATGAGACCGCGCCAGTGGGCGTTGCCTTGCGGGCCTTTGTAGTCCTCGTCGTGCAGATAGCAAGCGCCGGCGATGAGTCCGTGATGGCTTCGACCGGCGACGAACCTGATGGCGTAGTCAAGTGTCTGCTGGTGGCCCATTGTGAAGGTGTGGCCGATCTGCTTGAGTCGACCTGCCGCTGCGCCGCCCAGCGGGCGGCCACTCATCGGCTGGACATAAACGTGGCAGTAGCCGACACCATCAATGAACACTGGCTCGAGGTAGCGATGCACCTTCCAGCCGTGCGCTTGATAGTTGAGGTCGTCGGTGGAGATGAGGCCGTGCAGTTTCGGGTCATCGTTGGTCGCCCGGTTGATGCGGTCCTCATGGTTGCCAAGCGTCAGGTGCAGCTCGGGTTTGTAGAGCTTGTCTTTCACCTTGCGTTGGTGATCGTTGAAACGCTCAAGCGGTGCGCACAGGATGTTGAAGGCTTCGTTCGCTGCTTCAATGTCATCGTTGTAGCGGCGACCCTCAAAGGATCGCTTGCCGATGTCGTAACTAGACAGGCTTGGCATGTCGGCGTGGTCGCCGAGGTGGACGATCACGTCGGGCTTGCGCTCGATGATGTAGGCACCAATCCACTCGAGGTGGGCAGTCGGGACTCCTGGCTTGGCTTGCGTGTCAGGAATGACTAGGTGCGTGCGCGTTGAATCAGACATGCAGTCGCCCGTCTGTTGAGGGAAAGAACTACCAGCGACGCTTGCCGCGATGGTGCACAGCCTCATGCCGGTGCAGCTCGTCGGTGACAGCGTCGAAGCGTGCGTCAACTTTGGCATCGACGGCACGAACATCGCCGCCGATCTGCTTCACGTCGCCGATCAATTCGTCGAAGCGTTCGTTGTTTGAGCGAAGATTGTGATCGTGCTGGTCACGGTTCTCGTTGCGCAGTCGAATGATCTGCACGACGAGTGTGGTGATGGCACCGAGCACAAGGGTGATGCCGGTGAGGATGGCGATCCATTCGGCAGCGCCGAAGCCAGGACCGTCGCTGATGGCCGTCGAGGCTTGGGCGAGCATGAGCGTTACTTCTTGGAGTCGTTGATTGAAGGCACCAGGCCGAAGTTGCCGAGCACGCCAGGAGACATGTCGCCAATCATCGGAATGCCCGACTGCACTGCTGAGGCATAGGCCGCAGCGTCGAGGTGCACGGCAAGGTTGCCTGGCTGAGTGATTCGATAGACCGCACCATCACGGGGGTCACGAATGAGAGCGTCTTTCACGTCGTCCTCCTCAGGACTTGGAGTTGGTTGGCCGACGATCGCTTCGACAAGAAGCTGATCGAGAGCTGCACGATCGGGATGGCGTGACCATGCGTCTGAGCGATCCCAAGGTTGGACATCGCCGTGGCAGAAGAGACCGGGACGGTTGAGTGCGTCGGTGCCGATCCATTGAGCGTTCGCTGCTGCATCAATTCCGAGGAACGTCCAGAGCGCACGGATGGCTTCGCCTGATCGAGCGATCATTGCTTGAGTGTTGGCGTCATCGGGGCTGAGTTCTGCGCTGCGACCGGCGAGACAGATGTGCCAGGTGCGTGAGTTGTATCCAGAGGCGGCCACGCTGAAAGTGGTGTAGTCCGGTGGGACGAGCACGACCGTTTCAGCGCAGTCGACAATGCAGGCATAGGAGCCGGGATCGCTGCGTCGAGAAATGAAGCCGGCAAGGTTGCGAGCTGTTCCTGGTCCAGTCGGACCTTCAGAGGTATGCACGCCGATCGCATAGGTCGGCGTTGCGTTCCTTGAGGGATAGAACTGCGGCGACGCTGGTGGATTGTCAAGCAGGTAGTAGCCCACTAGACAGGTGCGCCTTGTGGGCCGATGTCTTCGACGATCATGTTCGCAAACTCAGGAGCAGTGATTTGAGCGGTACCGCTTCCTGCGGTGCGTGTAAGCGTGAGAACCATTGAGTGGCTGCCGGCAGTAAGGTTTCGAGTTCCTGAGGGTGAAACCTGCAGTTTGGTAACACCCGTTGCAAACACAATGTTTCCAGCCCACCAAATTGTGCCTGTTGTGCTGTCTTCTCGGATTCTCATTGTGTAAGAGTCGCCGGCCGTAGCGGTAATTGTTGTCGCAATGCTCACTCGGTAGTAGCGGTTTGCGACGGCGGTGAATGAGGTGCCTGTAAACACTGCTGTCTCAGTTGTGCCTGAGGTGGAAGTCGCTGGGCCGCCACCTTGGTCGCGAGCGATCAGGCCCCACGGCATAGACCAGGGCTTGGTCCACGAGCTGCCGTTATAGACCTCGAAGCCGTTGAGCGTGCTGGCTGCTGTGATCGTTGAGGTCATGCCGGCCGTTGGTGAGGTAATCGCAGAAGAGCGGGCGCCGCTTGACGAAAACGGATTCACGACAGCGTTGGCGATCTGATCTCCCCAAGCCTCTTCGATGGCGTTGCCAGCTGTGACATACGGGGGAACTGCCATGTGAGTCTCCTAAAAGGTTGAGAGAGTTACCAGGACCAAGCGGACGTGCCCCAGATGGCCCGATCCCATTGCGAGTTTTGAAGCGTTTGCCAGACAGTCGCAGACGTGAAGTCCAGCGAGATGGTCCAGTCGGTGGGAGTAATGCGAACCTGTCGGCCACGAATGAACAGATAGCGGTTGATCGTGAAGCCTTGCGGGGTCAGATGCGAGAAGTAGACCAGCGACCTAAGCGTCGATGCTTGGCCGCTGATTTCCATCCACGCGTTGTCGACCTGTTCTTCGGTCGGCTGACGCATCGGCTGAAACGTAAGCGACTCAACGCGACGTTCTGGCAACTGATACAACGCGATCGCCCGAGTGGCGAGCACTTTCACGTCGTCGTCTGTGGCAGTGTCAAGACCGCTGACCGATTCGACTCGATCGCCGTAGAGATCACGGCTGGTCTGTGAGGTTGAGGTCTGGACTGTCCCGCCGGTGCGTTCATAGCTCGCGACGTTGACCACTGTCGTGGCGTCGTAGGCGGTGGCGATTGATCCCGACTCGTAGAGAACATAGTTCGGAGCGGTGTCAACGTTTGAGAACATCATCTGCGGATCGCGTGAGCGCGCTTTTTCCAGCAGAGAGTTTCTGCCTTCGCAACGGACCATGCCAGCACCGTCGACCCACACTGCACCGCCTTCAGCAGCAGCTGCCGCCTCAAGCTGTGCGACGCCAGAGCCGGCGAGATCTGTGGCTTGCTGAGTTGACTCGCCGAAGTCGACCGCCTTGGCGCCAGTCCAGCCAGCGGCTTTCAAGATGCGTAGGCACCTTTGCCGGTAGGGCTCGTTTGCGCCGACTAGTGCAGTAGGTAAGCCAGTCCAGGCAGCGAGATCAGCGAAAAAGTCAAGGGCAGTCACCGACACGGTGCTGCCAGCCATCTCTAGCGATTCATTCCACGAGTCGATGCGACCGGCAAACTCTGGCCAGACGGTTCCTTTGTAGGAAGCGGTGACTCGAATTTCGCGAAGAGGGGCGAGTGTGGTCTGACCAAACAGCCAGTAGGGCGAAGACGAGTTGTCCGTTGAGAAGCGGCCGTCTTTATTGTCCAGAGTCATGGACAGCCGACCGGTCTGGTACTTGTCCATCTCGTAACTGAATCCCGAAGACATGTCGAGGCCGAGCACGTATTCGGTGATGTCCGTAAAGATTGGCCCGTCGCCCCAAGTGGCGTCTTCCCATGTGCCGAAATCCCAAGTGCCAGTCCCTAAGGGTGGCGGGTCGGGGTCGGCAGGGTTAGCAGAGAGTCCGAGTTCAACCGTGAGCGTTACGCCGCCCCAGCCGGTGACACTCATGCCGACGCGTACAAGGCGCCATTGGCACGCTCGTACTGCTTGAGAGCTCTGACGACATCTTCGCCGTTAGCGCCCGCTGGCATGTTGATTGTGACGTTTACCGAAGATGAGCCGCCAAGCATGCGCGAGGAGTCAGAGTTGCTGAACACGCGTCCAGAACTTGGACCCATGCGCAGCAGTTCGGGGCCTTCTTCGCCGACGAGGTAGGTGCCGTTTGCAGTTACTGGACCGCCGCGTGCTCGAGGCTTCAATCTGAAACCGCCACCGCCGTCCCATTCGCCACGAAGTTCGGCGGGGATGATGCCCAGCAGTTCACGAATGGCGCGTTGGGCTTCGGTGATGTTGGCGGTGACCGGGATGTTGACTTCTTTTTTGCCAACGATGTCGGCAACGGCGCCGAGATTGTAGAGATCGTTCTTTGCGTTGTCGGCTGCGTCGCCGGTTCGGTCAAGGCCGAACGCTGCTAAGCCATCAAGTGATTCTTTGAGATCATCGTTGCTGGTGCCGTTGCGTTTGTTCTGCTCGTCAAGCTCGAGTAGGTCGCCTTTGTAACCAGCAGCTGCCTGGGCGAGCGCGATGTAGGCGTCTTTCTTGTCTTGGTCTGTTTTGGTGCCGTCGGCAAGCGTCTTGTCGTAGTTCGCTTGTGCTTCTCTAACCTGATCAAGACCACGAAAGGCGGCGAAGTAGGGGTCAGTCTGCGCGCGCAGTTCGGCAGCAACTTCTTTGAGGGAGTCGGCGTGGCGCATGTTTGCCGCCGTAGCGTTTGCGACAGCTTCTGCTTCTTTTTGGCTTGTCCCATTAGCAACAGCCGCCTGAATGTTCTTCTGCCGGATTGCTTCTTGGTTTGCGTCGTAGGCCTTTGTCTGCTCAATGATTGTGCCGACTAGACCACTATCAAGAGCGTTGTTTTCTGCAAGCGTCGCGATGAGATCATTGCGAGCGCCGCCTTCTTCGCGAAGCTGCGTAATGAGATTTCGCTTATAGTCGGTGTCGGTTTTGCCGGTGATGGCAAGCGCGCGCAGTTCGCTTTCCTGAATACCAAGCTCGCGCGAATTGTCAGACAACGCTGCGGTGTATTGCTCGACTGAAATGTTTGCTCGTGACAGGTTGTCTAGCTGCTTGTTGTCTTCGAGTTTCTTTCGTACTGCTGCCGTTGTGTTGCCAGTGATAGCACCAGTGTTTTCATTCAGCGTGTCCGTGAACGCTTTGGCGCGTTCTTCGGCTTCTTTCTGACTTTGCTGATACATCGAGAAGATGCCCATGCCGATGACAGCAACAGCGCCGACTCCGAGAAGAGCTGGGCCAAGTGCGCCGGAAAGTCCTGCTGCGAAATTGGCTGCGCCGTCCTGGCTGGCACCCATCTTTGTGGCGATGTTTGCGATGCCGAGTGCTGCGTCGTCGGCAAACTTCTTGAAGAAGCCGAGAACCGGGGTAAGCGTGTCGGCGAACGTTGAGGCCAACTTACTTACGAGCAACGTGGCACCGAAAGCGCCACCACCTAAGAGCGACAAGACTTCAATGACAACCTGCACGGGGCCGGGCAGATTCATAAAGCCCTCGGCGACAGTGCCGATGATGTTGGCGACTGTGTCAAAGACTGGAATGAGCTGTGCGCCGACCTGCTCTTGGAGGTTGCCGAGTTTGGTTTGCAGCTTGTCGACAGGTGTGGCTGCAGCCTCAGCGGCGCCACCGAACTCTCGAGACAATTCAGCCAAGATTATCTTCTGCGCTCCAAGAACGTCGCCCGATGCGGTGAGCGTCTTGATTTGTTCTTTTTGCTCTGCCGTGAAAGACACGCCTGCGCGTGAAAGCGCCGTGATGCCTTTGACCGGATCGTTGAGCGCTTTGCCTAATTGGATCGCAGCACCAGACGCATCGGTTCCAAGAACCGTAGACATGTCAAGGGCAAGAGCTGTGGCCTGGTCGAAGATGTCGTTGTTTTCGCCGAGTTGGTTTTGAATGTTTGTAAACGTGAGCAGCAGGTTTGAGGTTGACTGGATCAGTTCGTCGTCGACGCCGGTGAGTTCTGAAAGCGAGGTGGACAGGTCGCCGATTTGGTCGGCAGTTGTCCACGCTGAGGCGCCAGTGGTCTGCAAGACGCGTTCGGTTTCGCGTCCAATCTTTGCTGATTCGGCTGCAGCGTCATAAGCGCCCTTGACAGCAAAGGCAACGCCAGCCACGACAGCAGTCGCAGCGGCAGCGACACCTGGTCCGATCTTGGACCCCATCGCAGCGAGTTTGCCTTGAGTGGTTTCGGCTGCGTCGTCGACGTCTTTGAATACCTTGGTGCCGCCCTTGTCGACGCCGGCAATGACGATCTGCAAAGTCTTTGCCATTGAGGGCTCCTAGTCAGGGGGTTCGTCGTGCGAGTGCGTCAAGGTCTTCGAGGTACGCGTTCAGTTCGGCCATAGACAGACGGGGAAGATCCCAAGGTCGTATGCCGTAGATACGCGAAAGAACGGGCCAAGCTTCAGAAAGCCTGGCCCTCACTATTCCGGGTCGACGTCGGCTTCGTCGGCCTCGTCAAACTCAATGTTGAAGTCTTCGGGGCGCAGCGGGTTCGGCCATTCCTCGAGGACAGTGGAGAGCTGCAGGTTGGGTTCGCCAGCTGCGCGTCGCGCCAGCCACCACACGAGCTGCAAGGAATCCTCGCCGATCGTCGGGCCACCGCCCCAGAACGCAGCGAACGGCAGACCGCCGCATGCCTTACGAATGACAACCTGTTCGCTGAACGGAATGTTGTCGGGGCAGAAGTTAAGCGTGCGACCTTCAAAGGTCATGCGCAAAACGTTCCGTGTCTGCTGTTTCGCTACCTGGCGCTTTCCGGCGCCGGGTCGTGGTGCTGTTGCCATTGTTCCCTCCTGCGGGGTTTAGGCTTTTTTGAGCTAGTCGCCGAACGCTCGACCGATAAGTCGATCTATCGCTGCGTCAAAGGCTTCGTAGATGTCGCCTTGGTAGGCGTGCAGTGCTTTGTTGATTGCGTAGGGGCCCTCTGTTGGGTCCATAACGTCCCAGGTGTTTCCGACCCACGGTTTGTGTTGGGGCTTAGGACTGTCGGCGTAGCGACCTTTCGCATACCAGCCAGTGCGTTTCGTTGCACCCCAGAACGCAACGTTGGCCATAGCGGTGGCGTTGCGCCTTGACTTCGACGCCTTCACCTGCAGGCGTGCTTGGGTGGCGGTGCCGTTGCCTCTCAGGGCACCAGCCGCTTTCGCTTGGACGCCGCCCATACGCCGAGCCTCAGACTGCGAGACTCTTGCCGCAATGCTTGCGACGTCAAGATGCGCCGCCTTGAGTTCTTTCGGGAACTGGTCGCCGGCCTCCTTGAGTGCCCTGCGGAACTCTCGGAGACCTTGGACCGTGATGACTTTGTTACCCGGTACAGCAGCCACGATTACGGGGTGGCGTCAGAGTTGACCAGGACGGCGGTGATTGCCGACGCATCAGTGGACGAAGCGACGCACTTGACGGGCAGGGTCTGAGTGAGGATCTCACGGCCGGCGACGTTTGGCGTGGAGCCATCAACTCGCACGTTTGTCGTGATCGTGACTGAGTCGCTGCCAGACGTGAACGCTGCCACGAGGGCGGCTTCGGTGCCAGCGACGAAACGGGTGTATTGGGTGAGGTCAGTGAACTCAACTTCGATGGTGCCGGTGTATTCGCGCAGACCCATCTCAAGCGGCTCTGAAATGTATTGGTTGCCGAGGAAGCGGCGGCTGTCGTCAAGCATGTTGTTGCCTGAAAGGGTGAGCGACTTAACGTTCACCGATGAGCCGCCGAGGGTGACCGACGCGTGATTGAACTTGAGCGGCTTGATTGAGCCGGGGTAGGTCGCCGAGGCGAGAGCAACACCGAGAGTAAAGGTGACGCCGGTGCCGGTTGCTGAGGCGTTAGCCGACAGAGTCGCAGCGGTGCCCGAAGCGACGGCGATGATGGTGGCGCCAGCGGGGATGCCGGTGCCGCTGATTGGCTTGCCGATGTCGTCACCAGAGAACGCAGCGGTGGAGCTTGAGATCGCAGCTGAGCCCGAGGTGGTGGCGCCGTCGGTGACGGTGCGGAAAGCGAACTCGCGTTGTCCGACTAGATCGAGGCCAAGTGTGGCGATCTCGCCAGCGGCACATGCGATCTCCCAGGAGGCGACCTTCATGCCTGCATAGGTGAACGGGTAGACGGTGCCGTTTGTGGCGGGGCGTCCGACCTGAACAGTGAGCGCGTCGCCTGTGAGATCGCCAGGGGTAAAGGTGTGCGTGTACGGGCCAGCGCCAGTTGTGGCGACTGCGCCAAACATGGCGGTGAACAGTTTGCCAAGTCCACGGTTGTAGAGCTCGTGCTGAACTGAGCCGGAGACGGTGACGTCGCCGCCGTTCCATTGGTCAGAGGTGAGCACGCGACGGCCGGCGATTATGCCGCTGGACTCGAGGCGGGTGCGGTCTTGAGTCAAAGACTCAGAGATGAGGGGCACAAACGCGGTCGCCGTTACTGGCGTTCCGACGGTTGATTCTGTTGCGTAGCCGATCTGAGCGGCGAGGCCTGTGCGAGACATGGGTTAGTCCTTTTTCGTTTCGGCCTCGGTGGCCTGTGCGGGTTGGGTGGTGCGCTTGACGCTTGTGGCTTTCCAGCCTTGGGCGATGAGTGCCGCAGCTGTCGCATCGTCAACGTCGAGCGATTCGCCCGCCTTGACTATTTGCTGCAGCGCGGCGACATCAAGGTCGATGCCGGTGGAGTTAGTGACCTTCACTGGTGGCTCCTTAGAGCAGACGGGTAGAGACGGAGACGACTACTTCGGCGAAGCCGACAGGGCCTTCGGGGAACATGGCCGAGGTCATGCGTTCGCGTGTGATCTCAGCGGAAAGGACGCCGTCAAGGTTGTCGAGGCTGGTGGAGTTAGCCAGGGCGTTCTCGACTGCAGCGACAAGGACCGACAGTTGGTCCATCGTGTCGTCAAGGGTGCCGAGACCGATCACTCGAATTTGCAACGGGATCTCGAAGTCGTCGTTGCGTTGCTTGCGGCCGCCGGTCATGACGGGGATCTCGCAAGTGCCATCAAGTTCGTCGATCCAGATGAGCTGCGCAGTTGGCGCGCGATCCCCTGGCCAGCCTGGCTCAACAGTCACGCCGGTCAATGTGCCGTCGGACTGAAGCAGAGAAACGATGCGTTGACACGCGGCCCAACGAATGTTTGTTGTCGCCATTACGCGACGCCGTGGGTGCGGAACTCGGTCAGCGAGTTGAGAAGACGATCAACCTCAAGGAAGCCTGTGGGGCGTCCACGGTTCCAGTCGGGTGTTGAGTACCTAGTGAAGCTGCCGTCCATTGATTGGGCGATGACGTCGCGAGATTGACCTGAGCGGTCAGCGAACGCAACGCTGCGGACGTACTCGGAACAGGCACGCAGCAGCACCTCGGTCGGTGCGTCGTAGCCGTGCGAGTAGGTGAAGAGAGCGAAGGGTGAACCGACCCACAGCCCGTCGATGACTGTGCCGGCCACCTTGTCGACAGTTAGATCGGCAAGCTCGCCAGCAGTGAGTGCGGTTTCGTTGATGGTGACAGCGGTGACGCTGCGGACCATTGGGTTTGCAAGCTTCACCAGTTGGTTCGGTCGCACCACCTGTTCGGCGGTGACGGTGCGAGGCTCGAAAGCTACGCCGAGATAGCGCTCTGCGATCTCTTGAAACTCGGAAATGAGGCGCTCAAGTTCTGCCGAGGGGTAGGTGGTGCTA